ATGGGAAGAGGATTTATAGTGCCTAAAGGTTTTGCTTTTGGCCTACCACGAAGCCGCACAGCCTGGCTGTCAGCGTTCTTATCCCAAAGCGGTACTCTATGGCATCATGAGGGCGTAAACGGCTGCTATACCCTGAATGAGTACAAGGAAAAGATCAAAGGGTTCGGAGACAGCACGACGGCGTTTAGATACATTCCTCAATATATTTATCTGGGAAGCCCTGTTCTAATTATTGAGAAAAACAAAACAGAGTTTGCCCGGTGCCTTGAGTGGTGTGCTGCTAATTTTGGCAGAGATTCAAGGCAGTCAATGATTGAGCAAAATGATATACTGATGGGAATTACAGGGTTACGGGTGAGGCAGTCAGAAATGAATGATAATTTACCCATGATTTACGAACATTTAACCGGGTGTGAGTGGAGTGATAAGCTGGGAAATATAGCTAAACTCAACATACAGGCCAGCATTAAAGATGTGGACATGAAGGCAGCAAGGGCGTTTATCAATGAGCAGTCATGAGCAAGTTAGCAATATGATGAACATGCAACCCGTTATTAACGAGTTAGCGGCTAATGCCCACCTGTTTGGCGAATTTAACGCAAGAAAGAGCGCCGAAGGTAGCCCGCACGCTCAGATGGATGATATATGGCTTCGATACGGTGACGTTTCTGCCATGATTGAGAGCGGGGATTACTCAAAGATTGCCGATGAGCATGATTCTATTTGGCTGCAAGCGTTACCGGCGTGTAGAAAAATCTGCTTTGATGTAATGGCGCTTGTGCGGGGTGAAAGGTTGGGCGGTGTGCTGATTACTCGCTTACCTCCTGGCGGCAAGATAACCCCTCACACTGATGCGGGATGGCACGCTGCCTATTATGATAAATACTTTGTACCTGTTCAGAATAAACCGGGTGCAACATTCGGGTTTTTTGATGGTGAGATTAATCCTGCCATCGGTGATGTGTGGAAGTTCAATAATTCGGTGCCTCACTGGGTTAATAATGATTCAAATGAGGATAGAATAGCCATGATAATTTGCATTAAGGGAGAGCGATAATGCCTTGGGCAGTTGCAGGAGCGGTTATTGGTGGAGCGGCGGCTATCTATGCAGGTAGCGAGTCGTCAAGAAAGGCAGAGGGGGCGGCTGAGAAGTTAGCGGGCGCTCAAGATGAATCGCTTAGGTATCTCCAAGAAGTTGAGAGAATGCCTAGAGCTTACCGTGAGGGCGCATTAGAGGGCATTGGCTCTGAATACGGGCTAACCGTCGATCAAGACGGCAATGTTATCTCTGACGGCACATCTATTGCAGAGAGAGCACGAACCAGCCCCTTTTATACCGGCTCTGTTGATGCGGCTGAAAGCTCTATTATGCGCAACGCTGCGGCAACGGGCGGATTGCGATCGGGCAATACTCAAGATGCATTGGCGCGGGCTAATCACCAGCTTTATCAACAGTCTTATCAAAATCAATTATCTGGCTTAAGTGGCCTGGTTGGATTGCCTTCTTATGCGTCTGAGATTTCCGGCACGATGACCGGTATTGGTCAAACTCAAGCGCAGGGTATGGTAGCGTCAGCACAAGCTCAGCAGCAAGGTATTCAGGGCGCTGCTAATGCTATCGGGCAAGGTGTTCAGGCATGGGGTAATCGCCCACAACAACAGCCGCCACCTAATAACGCTGGGTGGGGTGTTAATACGACCGGTGGTTACGGTGATACATACGTTTAGGGGTTATTATGCAAAATCAATTTTATGTACAACCTGCCGACTTCACTCAGGGCCTGCAAGGTATTTACGGCGGGATTCAAGCCAACCGGGAAGGTGAGCAAGCCGTTGCCCGGCAGCAGCAAGAGCAAGCCTTAGTCGGCGAGGCTCAACGAATCATGCAATCAGGCACCCCGCAGGAAATGGCGGCTTTCTCTATTGCCAACCCTGAAATGGGCGAACGTATCAATAAAGAGGCGGGGCATCGTAACGAGCAAACCAAAGGGGCTCGGCTTAAGGGGATGACAAATATTCTCTCCGGCACAGGCGATGTAAGGCAAGAAATTAATAATACGGCTGATGAAATTCGCAGGCTTGGCGGCGACCCTTCCGACATGCTCAAGCTCTTAGAGCTGGATGATGATGAAATTGTTAAGCGCACTGATATGGCTATGGCTGCTCAGTTCGGCAAAGAGCATGAGTCATTACAGAAAACTAAGCCTAAGTTTACCCAAGCCACAGCAAAAGGAATGGGAGGCTGGAACTTTAACGAAAGCACGGGCGCATTTACCCTTGATCCTAATTATCAGGATTTTCTGGCGAGTGATGCCGGAAGGTTGGCCGGAAAAGATATGCTAAACGCCAAAGATGTGTCAGGCATTAACGACAAAGTGACAGGGCTAGTCAAAGAGTCTGTCGGTATTCGCGGTGCAGCTGCTGACCTTGAGGCGCTATCAGAAAACTCATCACCCGCGTCCATGATTGCCGCAATCTTTAAGTTTATGAAGGCGTTAGACCCTACATCTGCCGTAAGAGAAAACGAGGTTGGAATGGTTGAGGGGGTTGAGGGTGCAGCTAAAGGCATGGCCAATATGTACAACAGAATGATTGGAGAGGGTGGATTATCTAAAGAGGGCTTTGCTCAGATAGTCAATACTGCCAAGGTGCTGGCAAACTCATCAATCGATTCAGCCGGCGATTCAGTTGGAAAGTATACAGATGTCATATCTGACAATCTTACAGGCAAGCAGCTCAACAACATGCGGGCAAGAATACCCGGTAAGTTTGAGGTTAGCGCTCCACCTGCTACGCCTCCACAGGCTGCTATTGATATGCTGATGGCCAACCCTGGCATGGCGGAAGAGTTCAAAGCTAAATACGGTTACTTGCCAGAGGGCTTATAATGGCTAATGCATTCGACCAATTTGATGAGCAGGCTGAGCAGAATACTTTTGACCAGTTTGACGGTGAGGCTGAGCAGCCATCAATGAGCGCTATGGACGCTATAACCGGCACTGCTGACATTATAGGGTCTGGAGTAGCACAGGGCGCAGAGGACTTTCTGGCGGGTGCTGGCGGGATGATTGCAGGTCGCGATATTCCACAGTCCGTAGCTATTTCAGAAGCCATCAAAGAATCGATACCTGATTACGAGGTAGGCGAGAAAGGCCAGCAGGTCGCACAGCTAATATCAAAAGCCTATCAAGATTATGTGCCTGATAGCGTTAAGCAATTGATTACCGAAGCCCAAGGCGCGCCGGAAGAAATGTTTCAGCGCAGCATGGATACCTCTACACGATTAAGGGAGAAAGGATTTGATACACTGGCCGATGTATCTCAGTTGGGCGCTCCAATTCTTGCCGCCGCTACTGGCGCTGTGCCTACTGTTCTTGAAGGCGGTGGTGCTCTTAAGGCTCCTTCGGCTATTGGTAGGGCTTCCGCTACGGCTCAAAAGGTGGCTTCTCCCGAAAAAAGAGCAATAGCACAGCAATTAGAACGCCAAGCGGTTGAGGGTGACTATATTCCTGCGGAAAGTACAGACTTGGTTCCTGTCGATGCTGACCCATGGGCCGTCAAGCCGCCCCAGGCTGATCCTGATGATTTAGGATTGTCGGGGTACACCACCACTACAGCCCCTTATAAGTTAAATAGGCATGGCAAAGTGATTGATAACCCTCGGCATAAGATAGCCCAAGAGGCGGGTTTTAGTGATGCAATATTGGGGCTTACTGAAAGGGTCAATCCAGATACAAAAGCCAAACTTAACCAGATGATAAGCTCAAGAGAGCGGCTTTTTGAGATACCAGAATCATCTGTTACCAATGATCCGTCAATTGTTACCGGCAAGTCATTAGGTGACAGGCTTAAAATTGTTAAGGACACCAACAAGCAAGCCGGTAGAAATATTGATAAGTACGTTAATAACAATCTCGCCAATATTGAGGTCAATACCATACCTTTGATGGATAGAGTGGCTGAGATGTGGGGAGAGAAAGGCATTAACCTTGATATGGATGTCAATGGCGGCATTGATTTCGGTGACTTGAATTTAAACAAGAAAGGCCAGAAAGTCATTAATGATCTTTTCGATGAGATTGAAGCGTTTGGTGTAAAGAGGGTGACAGCCAAAGACGTTCATAATCTCAAGCGTAGAATTGATGAGGATATTGCTTACGGTAAAACCGTCACAGGGCTTGATGCAAAAACACAGGGGTTACTATCTGACTTCCGGCTATCAACTAAAGAGTTTTTAGAAAATCAATTTCCTGAGTATGGCAGGGCTAATGCTGAATATTCAAAGACTGTCGATGTTATGAACCGCATCCAAAAGGGTGCGGGCAAGGTTGATTTAAATGGCGAGTTTACTGATGCTAATTTAGGCCGTATGTCTAGGGCGATAATGAGCCAAAGAATCTCAAGAGATGAGATAATGACGGCCATTAAAGATTTGGACTCGATAGCTGTAGATAACGGCTATAAACTTAAAGATGATCTTACCCAGCAAGTACATTTTGCTAATCAGCTAGATGACATCTGGGGCCCGTCAAGAGGCACAGGCTTCGCAGGGCAATCAAAGCAAGGCGCAGCATCGGCGGCGGCTGATATTGCAGGAGGCGGAATACAGGGTGGCGTAGCGATAGGAAAAAAAGCTATTGGCCTGCTCAAGAAAAAGCAGTTGGATGACAAAAAGAAATTCAAGGCAATGCGCGAATTACTGAAAGATCAATAACCCAAAAACCAAAATCAAAATAGGGTATTACCATGGCATTAAATCTAGTTGAATTGGGTATTGAATATTACCCCGACCCCACCAAGGGCCGGCCTGTATTCTTTGGTCAAATATTTGTAGGAATTCCAGATACTGATCCAGAAATCCCCGGCAATCAAAAGCAGATTACACTGCGTCAAGAAGATGGCACAGAAGTCCCTGTTATGCAGCCTGCCGTTACGGGTGCGGGTGGTGTACCTATTTTCGAAGGCTCCCCTGTTCAGATACTTGTCGAGGGCAATTATTCGCTCAAGGTATTAAACCAGGCAGGTAGTCAGGTTTACTACATCGAGAATGCATTTAATGGCCAGCCCCTTGTCGATGGTGATGCTGGACTACCGTTAGTCACTACTGACAAAATGATAGCCGAAACCACCACCTATTCTATTGGCGATTATGTGCAGACTACCGGGCGCCTTACTGATGGTGATGGTGGTGGCAATATATTTCTCGTTCAAGCGGTGACGGGCGGGCCTTATGACCTTGGTTCGTTGCTTGCGTCTACTGGTGATCTCACTATTGAGTTTCTAGCATTATTCCCTGGGCACCTGTTGAATGTGCAGCAATTCACTGCGGTAGGCTCTGGCGATGATACATTGGCCATTCAATCCGCGCTTAATTACCTCGCAGCCAATGGCGGAACCCTTCGCAACTCAAGCTCTACACATACCGTCAGCGCTAAGTTAACGTGCTCGCCTACGAAATCGATAGAAATATCAGGCCCCCTTACCTTGAATTTTTCAGCGGTTGAGATTGATTACGGCCTGTATATTGATTCAGCAAACGCTATTGATTCGGTCTCTGTTGAAGGCATTGAGATGTCTTGCGATAACGTGGTGGCTATTGGCATATTTGTCGATGACACCAACCGCATTGCTAAGATAAATATTGATGGCAACACGATCCTTGATGTGAATAATGTGGCAGCTTTGCGGTCTACATCAGGTATTCGGGTCGATGGTGCAACCACTTCTATCATCAAAATTACCGGCAACTTTATCCAGAATGTGAGCAGGGTCCAAGTTAACCCAGGCGTTATATCCTCATCGGGCATTAGCGTATTCAATTTAAATGCCTTGCTTGAGATAGAAGGTAATTCAATTTCTAATGTTGACAGCCCTTCCGGTGATGATGATGCGGATGGCATTGTAATAGTGGGCTCGAATTGGGATGCTTCACCTTCTGAGCGCCAGATAGCTAACCCCAGCATTATCCATAACAGGATTGTTAACTGTAAAGGCCGGTGGGTTAAGTTAATCGTTGCCAATGCTTCTGTGACCGGGAATTACTTTAGCAACGTAGGTATTGAGCTGATTACTAATTTCAGGGGCGTTGATTCACAGGCTGGAGCTTGTCAGATAAGCGGCAATGAAATGCGGCTATCTTATTCTGTCGGCGGCACCAGTGCGGCTCTGTGCGGGATGCAATTCAGATCCACGGGCGACTTTGAGCAATCCGCTATCTTTGAATCTAATAGTATTATTCTGGAAAATACAATCATTTACGGCGTGATTATTACGGTGCTCCCCGGTGCTACTTTTGCTAATGCGGTGATTGAGTCGAATACGGTTGTCACACCTAAATCCGATGCGTCAGAGGTGACTAACTTTGTATTCACTGGCGTTGAAGAGAGCATGAATGAGTTCAGCATCTCTATTATTGACAATCTGTATCCTGCCGGTAACGGCCGCTTGTTCAGGTTTTCCACCTCTGCCCTGGCCATTGTTGAGGACGCTGTTAAAGGTCCGTTATTCTCTGATACCTTTTGGCTGTATATCAAGGAGAATAGGAATAACTTTAAAACCACTAACTCTGACATTATCAATTCATCTGATGGCATTCCGTATTTAAAGCGGTTTGTGATTGGTGATAATTCAGGGTTTAGCCGGTCGGGCGTCTCTCTGAAAGGTGTGGATGTGGCGGATATGCTAGAGGGCAGTGATTACTTCTTTGATACTGACGGGGGCGCTGGCGGGCTCATAAACACACCTGCAGGATATGATCGGTTTGTCTTTGTGAAGACTGAGGCAGGCAGTAGCGGGGCTGTATTGGCTACTCTCACCAAGAATAACGCGAGTACATTTGCTATTGTGAAATCCACCGATGCCCCAGCAGGCTATGAATATACCGGGGTTTTGGTGTGAAAGCCCTCGTATTAATCACCCTCCTATTGATGTCAGGAGAAAGCGATGGACGAATTAATACAGCTCCAGACTTTAGTGTCAGGTCTTGGAATCAAGGACCAGACTATAACCAACAGTCTAATCATGCTGGCGATAGCAGTGTATCTGTTGAATCTGATAGTCCAATTAGTGTCGAAGCTGATACGATTATTCAAATCCAAAGGGAAGTAGAGGTTGCTGCTAATGCGGCCAATCTAAATCTGCACTACTGTACTCAGGGGGCTAGTTCTGGAACGGTTCGGCTAACCTTTGCCTTTGGGTCGCTAGACTTCACTTGCAAGGTCGCTAATGCCATCCCACAGCAACTATCGATGATTGCCCCACTGTTGGCGCAGGCTGAGCGGGAAACCGAGCCACTACGCAAGCAGGCGCTTATACGTGAGGCCAGGCTGATGATGGATAATATCTACGCTGAGGGTCATATGCTGGCCGATCACATTAAGTGGAGCTCAGTATTCAGCAAAATCTGGGATGTAACCAAGGTGGTGGGCATGCTGGTGGTTATTGGAATGGCCCTATAACTCTTCAAGCCATTCCCAGCCCTCGCCAATCCATCGAGGTATATCCATCGCATCCGCCATCATGTGACTGCTGATAGTTCCCCCATTACCCGTCTGGTCGTAGTAAATAAACCCCCCCAGTACTGCAATGATAATGCCGGTTGATAAGTACTTGCCTAGTTTGATCATCCCATACACCATTAATAGTTTTAACGTGAGAAGGTCTTTCCTTAGCTTTATACCCTGCTTTAAGTTACAGGGCTGGCATTGGTGCTTTAAGTTGATTCGCCATAGCCGTGACATTTTAAAGCGCTTAGCCGCGAGTATATGACCGCTCTGAATATCCTTAGTGCTTCCACAGTCATGGCATATAAGCGTCTTGTGAACCTTGGCCAGCTTGCGCCAGCGTCTAGACTTATGAAAGTCACTCATCCAGCGCGGCGGTTAAAACACTATCATTCTCAAGCAGTTCTATATTGACCACATAATCATGTTGTGCCATTACCATTTCAGCTAGCGTTTTCCTTGGGTTGCACCGGGCATCCATTGACCAGCCATGAGTCGCGACCTGATCATCAAAGGAGACGACATAGAATATGCTTCTCAATTCCCCTGATTTGGCTTGCTCAAGTAAAGTCTCCAGTAGATTTATGGTGCCTTCATTGGGTGATCGATCCTTAATGTCATTAAGTTCTGGCATCACTCGCCCTCTATTTGCTTGCAGTGTCATCATCATTCAGCGGGTCAACTATCTCGTAGTCACCAGACCGATGATTCTTGGTTGTCCTGATTCCCCACTTGAGCTTGATTATCCAAGAGTGAACCAGTAACAACTTGTCATGCTGAATGACTGAATGCCGGAGCGGTAACACCCACAGCACCACGCCAAGCCCCATAAGGATGATTACAAAGTCAATCGGAGTCGCGCCCCACTCTGTCATTAACGCTTTAATCTCTGGTGGTATCATATCTCTTACCCTTGTTATCCGCCCTAGCAGACCTAATTAATCGGTTATTTGCCTATCCGTATCAGGCCGGTAATGTTTATCTTTTTTGGACTCAGCTCATACCCAAGGACGTCCGAGACCTCTTTTGCCAGCTTTTCTCTTAAGTCGCCTATATCAGAAGATTCGAGCCTTGGGCTGAATGCAAAGGTTCCATCACCATAAGTAATGTTTTTACCCTCAATCATTGCCACCCAGCACACATGCCAAGTCTGCTCAAATCCCAAAGCAGATATAAAGGCGTTCCATTTTTTCCGCATAAAATTCACTATCTATATCCCCTATGTAACTGATGTTAATTAAGACAAATAATCCATTGGATCGATAAACTTGCCATCAGGGTCTTTAACCTCAATGTGGATATGCTCGGTTATTCCATCGTATTTCGTGCCAAGTTCCTGGCTGGTGCCGATTGACTGACCTGACGCAACCATATCGCCAACCAATACAGCAGGCTTGACGTAGAAGTATCGGCACTTAAATCCATCAGGGTCGGTTATTTCAACATAGTCATAATCCGGACGGCCATCGCGGTCAGCATCATCAGCATACGGAAAGCCCAGCTTAGTCACCTTGCCGTACTTCTCGGCCAATATGTCAGAGCAGAGTGAGGGTAACAGGCGAAGTCTATCCCGTTGTGCTTACGTGAGCCCCGTGGTGCGCCGTAGTGACCTTGGCCCCATGCGTCTACAGTTCTTTGTGGTGGTTTAATTAATGGCATTAGTTTATTTCCTTTAGTAGCTCAGGGTTCTGGTGAATGTTGCCGATGACTTCTGCGTATTGATTCCAGCAAGATGGATTTTCTTTATATTTCCTGCGCGTCTTCTGGCCATCATCTATGGTGTCAGGCTCAAAATCTTGATAGCCATTTATTACAACGCCCCTGCTTGTCGTAATAGTTACATGGCCAACCCTTTTATATTCGCCATCAGGAAATAACGGCTCTCCAGTATGGTAATCGGAAGGTGACGAAATATGACGGATGTATTCAACAATATCCCCCTCATAAATATCCTTTCCGTTCTTGTCCTGTAGTCCGGTCCACTGACGCTTAGCAACAATATCAACCATGCTGTAATCAAACTTATCTCTACCGTCTGTTATCCGGTCAAGTGTTGTGTAATGGGTTTTAATGGATTTTGTGAAATCTTTATTGTTGCAAACCCATAAAATTTCAAATTTAATCTCTCTCATGACTTCACCTTCAACGAATACCGAGCCACGAACTTACCGCCAATCTTGACCATCTCTCTTGCGATGTCATGACCAGCCTGAATTAAATCGTATATTCTCGCCGCCAATCTAAAGCAGCCACACAGGCGCATAGCCTCAATAGCAGTGAGTGAGTTACCGCGCTGTAGATATTTAAGGATGTATTTTAGTTGTGAGTCGCTGTTCATGATGAAGCCTCCACTTTCTCGCGCTGAGTCTTCCCGCACTGCAAGCAATTTCTTACCTGCATAGGCTGAACAAAATCGTATGCTTCACGGTGTCTATTTATGAACCCCGGATATGAAGTCATCTCCTGAGAGTACTCTTCCCACTTGCTCCACTTATGGAATATAAAACAGGTGTTTTTTTCTTTAGGCATAATCTGATTCTCCGTCGAGTTCGTACTTTGAAGTTTGCGCCATACTGGGTACGAATCCAGCCACTGCCGTGTTTAGGCGCAGGGTTATTATAAACTATTTCAACTTGCTAGTCTTTTCCTTACTGCCTGAACTTGAGCCAAACCAGAAATTCATTATCTGAGCTTGAGCGCCTGTCATAATACCCAGCAGAATATTAAATGGCTGCGCTACTTTTTCAGGAATAGTTATCTCGCCGGAACCAAGCCCATAGATTAGATAGAAATAACCCAGCGTATAGATAATACTTAGCGCCACTTGCGGGAGTATCGACGTATCAATGGCCAGCTTTCTAGCCCCTTGCGTGTTACCTACATCCAGCTTTTTCATTTGAACTTTGAAAGTATTATCGGCATTCTTCAAGGCTAACAACTGCTCCGGACTAGCGCCCATGATAGCGGTTTCTATATCGCTTTCATCACCATCAAATTCATCGCCAATTAAAACCTGGCCTATTCTTTTCACAGCCGAAAATGCTAACGGCCCACCGATTGCGCCTGCTAGTGATGGCGCTACTGCTGCTAGCGTTTGTTTCCAGTTCATACACTTGCCCTCATTTTCATCGCTTGGTTTCTGTAATCATTCATCGCGTCGACAAATATTTTAATCTGCTCGCTCAAGTGGAAAGTCTCGATTTCAGTTAACACTAACTCCCGCTCCAGCTCTCTCATTATACCAATATCATGCTCTAACTTCTTGGCCATATTCATCTGACGCCGAGCATTGAACAAAGTACTCTGGCGCTCCCTGCTTCTGTTTATAGAAATGATTTGATGCATTGCCACGCTCTCCGAAACCTATCTACATTCCTTTGGCACCAACAGGGCTTTGCATCTTGCGAGGCCAATATATATTTCTTATCAATCCGCACCAATCCGCCATGCCTATTCCATTCCCGCAACAGTCGATAGAATGACTGCTCGCTCATCTTGGAATAATTAGCCAAGCAATGATCAGCTCTCATTATCTTGCTGTAAAACATCCAAAGCTCACCCCGCGAATAAGCATGATCCCTTAGCATTTCATCAGCGATATTCTTGCGGAGTATTTTGCGGGGCATTTTCATTTGTCCACCTTTTGCTCTTCTGCTACTTCGGCCCGACTTTTAAATGTTGCGCAATCCGCGCCATTATAATCAGGGTGCCCTATATACCCGCCGCCACAGGCTCCAGTTTTTAGCCACTCTGGAACTGGGTAGCCGCACATACCGAGAGAGCAATCGCCTTTAGGGACTTCGTAAAATACGCAAGTGCTGCAATTCTTCATAACAGTCACCTATGCAGCTATAAAAACAAAACGATACTTCTCAGGAGCCGGACGGCCTCGACTACTCATCAACTGCTCAACCTTCGCAGCAAAGTCCCACAAGTCGAAATCATTCCCGCTAAACTGGCCTACAGCTACACAGCGCTTATCCCTGGTGCTGAACTTAAACCCGTTGATATTCTGCTTGAGGCTCAAGATGTCGATTGTTTCCTTTCGTGCGCCACAGCTTAAATTTAACTCTCTGAGTTTTAGCTTTTGAATGCTTGGTAATTTAATGTTCATTGCTGTTCTCCAGTTTCGTTATATCAAATTCAATGTACTCATGCCCGCGCCTAACGTGGTCAACATCAATAATGGCCCGCTTGATTCGCTTGTCATTAAATCCGTATTTCTTCTGCAAAATATCCACGAAAGGTTTAATAGGATTATCAAAGTCGCTGGCCTTGCTGCTGAATCCCCACTTAAGGTAAATCTGCAAGTCACCCTCTGGAATATCCATTGGCCGCAATATCTTCAACAGGTCAATCTCGTAATTCTTATACTCGTTGGATTTGTAGGTACGACCGCCCCACGCTTTGTTTATGCTCATTGGTTTGATGTCGATTCTCATATCTTTATCAACCCCTTTTCAATCATGCGCTGCCAGGTTCTGAATAACGCATCGTTGATTATCTGGTGCTTGGCCATACCTAGGCTGGCATCAACCTGAATGCGCCCGTCGATAACATCGTGGCAACTTGAGCACCCATACACGCCAAACCAATCAGGCGGCTTTATTCCGGCCCCAGAGCTAACGGATGAGGATATGTGACATAGGACAGTGGTTTCAGTATTGCCGTTACAGTAGGGGTGAATGGCTAAGCAGCACTCTTCGCCTTTGGCAGACTTGCGTAACTTAGGGATTTTGCGTGTTATACTATTTGAAGCCATTTCGATACCTTCTATATCGTTTTGGTTAGGTGGGCCTAGTTTGAGCTAGGTCTGCCGTAATTATAACACAATCAGCTGTATTTGCTGCTTTGCGTATTCTCGAATAAGTGTGTCAGTGTAATCAACGCCTTGAAACTTGCTGAATAAACTTGTCACCGGTAAATATTTCATCATAAACAACTGCTGTTCGTAGGTATCACCGGCAAACTTAGCAGCCCATACCCGCCTAAACTCTTCACTACTCGCGCACATAATCGGTACGCCATAATTAAGCTTGCACTCAGCCTTAACCTCTGCCGGAGTCTGCCCTGTTTCCTTGCCTATCTGGACGTAAAATACGGCCCATAGCGCATTCATATTCAATGACCTACCCATAACAGGTATCGCAGCCTCGAAGCTGTGACGGCCATTTAGGATGCTCTCACCCTGGCCATCAGCAGGCGCATAAGTATCGATACCCTGATAGTTTCCTACCTTGATCATCAATACGGCTTGCGTCTTGGGCTTGCGCTTCTTATCGGTCATGATTAGGCTCTTGTATCCGCGACAGTCATTAATAACAGTGCTGTCTTTTTGCTTATTTTGCCTGTCGAGCTACAGGCATCCTCAAAGCATCGCTGAATAATATTCTCCAGCTCTGCCGCTCTATCTGAGTAACCCTCCAGCGCTTTGCCAAAGTCGCCACACTCATGATCCTGTTTTAACTGTTCACTTAATGTCACAACCTTCTCCTAAATTAAAGATGAGCAACTACAAATTTCTGCTCTAATGCCCATATGGGCGAGACCTACTGCGTTGGTATCATTATTCGATCAAGCCAGCGTACATTCTTTGGAGATGTCGCTGTTGCTGCCCTGTCACCATCCCCTGTGCGTAATCCAGGTCCAGCTCTTGATTTCTGCTTAGCCTTGGCAGACCTTGGCTTCCGGTGAGCATAATTGTCCTCCCTGTAAATCTTAGGGATTGCATTCTCAGCGGCATAGACATTTGTGTACCAGCGAATACCGCCCTTGTAATCTTGGCAGAATAGCCGGTCATCATCCTTTAGCAGCTTGATCCTTTTTGTGCCTCCAGTGATGCCAAGGAGAGAAAATAATTCCTTGTTTGAAATGCCTTGCTGAGCTGCTATGTGCCGGTAACATTTTTCTGCGTCAACGAATGATGTCATGGTCATGATTACGCTCCACTTACCTGCTGCTGAATGAATGCTCTATAATCAGGGTCTTCGATTTGTTCGAGTGCTTGCGAGTCCAACTTAACCGCATTAATCCACTGCTGATCCGTTTCAGTTATCTGCATTTCAGTTATCTGCTTTTCAAGGATTAGCGGGAGAATAGTAAACACAGCCTTTCGCCCGCGAGAAACCGCCAGCCACTTGCTAACGGGCTCAGTGATTCCGGTCGCATGGCTTACGCGAATACCGCCTTGAGCTTTACCCGCCCACATTACTTCGGGGTCGCAATATACAGTTATAGTCTCGCCAACCCATTTATCTTTATACTTTCCCCAGCAAGCTATTAACATCCGGCGCATAGTTAGGCTCGGCTTATATGGCTGACGGCCTTCGGTGTGAATTAAAACCGGCTGATCTTTTGAGCTAACTTTATCTACGCGCGTTATCGTTATGTTAATAGGCTCAATCAAATCATCGGCGTTGAGCTGGTCAGACTTCGCTACAATCGTGCTTGATAAATCGTTGTCATCATTCATTACATTACTTCTCCATAATGATTTTCAATCTTTTGGTCGAATCGGAAGCCCATTTCTAATTCACGGGTTTCCGGCTGTTGTTCTAGCTGCATAAACTCAGCGTAATTATCCAAGTCTCTGCGGTAAATCTCGCGGCCATATTGAACAACATCATCAGAAAGCTGTAACACCTCAACAGGGTATCGGCCGCAATCAATAGTTTTCTGTATAACCAGGAACTCCATTCTGAAATCTTCGCCGGTCACATTCGTAACGCCATCACAGTACCAAGGGTCTTGCACGTAATAGCGGTAGTCATCAACAGAGTAGGCAAACTTCTTTAAGTCGGGAGTTGTTTTAACGTCAACCAATAAGTTTTTGCCTTGAATATTTTTATCAGGTCGGCATTTGCAAAGAAGGCCAGTCTTTTCATCCTTCCAAAAGTAAGAGCCCTCTGCGACACCTTGCGCCTCGATTAAGTCACGCGCTTCACGGTGAGCCATTACAGATTCAAACATCAGGTTAAGCTTTTTGTGATCGTCTTCGCTGAGTACCTTTAAGTTTTTGTGCTCATCCAGCCACACAAGCTTTGCAGCCTTGTCTGCGGCCTTCTGGCTAAACTTAGGCATTATCACAAACTCAGACTTTAAGCGGTCAGGCTCCAAGCATATAGCGTGCATTGCATCACCGAAGTCAAAGGTCTTAAGCTTCTCTTTATCAGTTGGGCAAACCTTGGCCCATGCGACTTTGTGCGGGTCACTCTCTGCCAGGTCTAGCGTAGTTTTGCTTACGCCTGTTCCGCTGTGGTAATCATCGTTCGACAGGTCACTGTAAAAGCCGGTCTCTTTACTCACTTATCCACCCCTCTATTCTCTTTTATAATCCGTAAGCGCTCATCGTCGTAAGCATGAAACTCTATTGAGTCTTTAGGATATAAATTAGTTTTGCCGTCATTAAATTCAGCCAGCATTTTCTTTTTCCATTCCTCATCTACATCTATGATAATTTTTCCGTATTCAAACCGAGCCTTTCCTTTGGCTATGGCCTTGGCAGAAGTCTCAAGCGCTGCATCCCTTTCTTGACGCTTAAGCTCTCCGAAGTATGTGTATGGACCCATCATTCTTCATGGCTCCCAGTTACAGCGCCAGCAGATACCGCGACACCATAAGCTGCACTTAATTTAGACGCCATACTAAAGTCAGATACTCGATCAATCTTTTTTTCCTTAACGCCTTTGAGCCAATCAATCATCATCTGCTCGTCGTACTCATCAATTAAAATACTAAATTCTTTCAATTTATACTCCAGCCTTAATGGCTTTAACTGTAAATAATTTTCCCAGGTTGTCAGTCCAGAACACTGTCAGCACTCGGCCATTCCAAACATGGTGCGAGGCATGGCCACCACACTCATCACGCATATGAGCCTCAATTGCAGCCTTATCTTTAGCGTCAAACTTAAGCTGTTCTTCGCCATCAATGTAAGCCTTTACGCTGAAATTATTGGCTAGAGGTAAAACTGGCTCAGAAAGATCAAACAAGCTTCTAACTTGTCCCTCTGACTCTTCTGGAATCTCGCTATCAAGATGTAGCTTCAATTGTATATCTCTAAAGGCGCATTCTGGATTTGATCTGACGTGGGCCATGATGTTGCTCCGGTGATTGCTGTTACCCAAAATGCCCACACTAGGCGGGCGAGGTTTGAGACCTTGATGGGGTTATTAAAAAGGAGGGTCGCCAATATCATTTTTTTCCAATAGCGGCATTTCGTTTTCAGCTTCACTAACTGCGTCACTGGCTTGAGAAGAATTGTAATCAGCAACCTTTTGAACGTCTTTCTTTATGAGTCCGAATATTTGACCAACAACCAAGCTTGATAGCTTCACTTCCATTTTCCCGTGCTCGCCCTTTATCTGCACAAGGCCGACAAGCTGGTTAGGGTAATCAGTGTCGTATGACCCCTTACGCTCGATTACTAAATTCTCTACTCTCATGATCTTTCCCGTTTCGTTGAAGTTGATTTAATACTAATGCCTAGATTACCCAGTGTCAACAAAACTACTGGTTTTATTTTAATGCTGTGTTAATATGTACGAAACAACTGGAGAGAAGCATGAAGAAACTAACGCAGAAGCAGGCCAATATTTACGTCTTTATTAAGGCGCATATTAAGGATAAAGGCATGGCCCCCACCGCTGTAGAGATTGGTGAAGAGTTTGATGTATATCCTAACGGCGCATGGCTTCACGTACAGGCTTTAATTAAAAAGGGTGCTGTGACTTATACGGCTGGCAAGACTCGCTCTATCGTGCCTGTTAAGGGCTACAGGATGCAGGTTAAATAATCATTTCAGTATAAGAGGATTAGGTAGATGAACAATGCAGATATGCCAGCAATGCCGCAATCAGGAACAGAAAGCTCATGCGGCGACCTAAACAGCTCAGAAGACTGGGGCGGTCAAGGCCTAACCAAGCGCGAACACTTTGCAGCTATGGCAATGCAGGGGCTAATGTCGAATACAGAAGTTTTTAATGATTGCCACTCCAATGATATTGCTAAGTGGTCAGTTCAACAGGCAGACGCATTACTTAAAGCACTATCAACATAGAGGCTAGACCATGAACAAAATAGAACAGTTACTCAGCGATATAGGGAAAGAAGGAGACTACGGTTCTGAATACCCTGACGGAATTGAACTCGTGCCTGCTAGCGATATTATCGACCTCATCAAAGCCGCCACAGATGGGCAGGTGCTTGTTCCTGCTGAGCCTACCGATAAAATGCTTTGGCGTGATGAGGCTCCGTTTAGTCCTTGGCGCAAGTGTACGGATTGCGGAACACAAATAGGCTCAAGCAAGAATGAGCAGCGTAAATTCTACAAGGCCATGATAGCAGCAGGAGAGCAGGAATGAATATAGAGCGCCGACTAGACATGATGATTCCCTACGTTCCGGAGAATATAAGAGGAACAATCAGGGATGCAAGGGACGAAATAACATCCCTCCAGGCTCAACTAGAAGCCGCTAAGTGGATAAAGGTGGAGGAGCATGGGCTACCTAAAGCTGACGGGATGTATGCTATTCAGTTAGTTGGATTTTCCCCTGTTACCTGTGAGTTCCGCGATATGGAGTTTACTGATTACCCTTTTGAAGAAGTCACCCACTGGATGCCCTTACCCCCTATAACTATTTAACCGGAGAACATCATGCAGACATTATTCTGGGTAGGTATCTTCTTTGCTGCATCGGGTCTGTATGTCGGCAGTCCTCAGATATACGCCCGTATCGACAAGGGAAGGCGCTGGTGGGCATTGCTCAGCATGGAAGGTCAGGATGCCGTGTATTGGTTCTTAGGTGGCCTGGTGCTGCTTACCGGGTTTATGTTCAGTTAATTGGAATGATTATGAGAGTATTAAATTTATATGCAGGACTTTCTGGCAATAGGCTTAAGTGGCCTGATGACATCGAGGTCACAGCAGTAGAAATGGAGGCAGATATAGCCGAGGTCTATATGGCCCACAACCCCGGCGACACAATGATTATCGGGGATGCTCACGAATATCTCCTTAACAACCACCAGAACTTTGATTTCGTGTGGTCCTCGCCTCCATGCCAGAGCCACAGCAGAATGATAAGGTCCGGGCGCAACCGCAAGCCCCGGTATGTCGATATGAAGCTGTACGAGGAAATACTACTGCTCATGAATGACTTTAAGGGCCTGTGGGTAGTCGAGAATGTCATCCCGTACTATGAGCCATTCTTCTCACCTACAAAAATTGGCCGGCATTTGTTTTGGTCAAACTTCGATATTCCACAATTCGATGCGCCGGAGTTTAAAAACTTCATTAATCGACAGAACTTAACGGCTAAAAAAGAAATGATGGAATGGCTGGGTATTCATTACGAAAAGAATATTTATTACCAGGCGAACCACTGTCCTACTCAAATCCTGAGAAATTGCGTTCACCCGGATACTGGATTGCATGTGTTCATGAGCGCGTACAGCCAACTTTAATTCAACTTAAGAGAGAATATTATGTCTATAGGATTTCAAATTATTCACGGGTCGATTGTTATATTCCGTCAAAAGACTGTTTTCAAGCAGGCCTTGGCTTATCACCGAAACAAAGAAGTTTATGTTAAGGCTGGCGGCGGCTATGTACGATTAAGACTTGACGGAAGCACCTCGCACCCTGATATTTTATGGGAAGAAATGGAAGGCGTTAAGGGTATTAGAAATAAATCAGCCGGGAAAGGTCAAAGCGTGGAGTATAAGTCATGATGCCAGAAGACTTTGTTTATAATCAGATATTTAAGGGCGCTTTGTCAGAAAATGCTTTAGAGCGTCACGCCCATAATCATGCAGTGCTTGGCCTGGAGGATTACAAAAAGAACAAGATAGCTAAAAAGGTTAGTCACTTGATTCAGGACAGAATTAAACAGGCCGTCAAAGACTCAAAGAAGAAGCGTTAATAGATACACAGGGGTAATTAGATAGGGGCCGATGTCGTGATTGCGATGTCGGGCTATACGTCCCAGTCTGGAGCTTTACCGTCATTCGATGGACGCTTACTCTCAAATATCCTCATGGGCCGCATAGCACAAGGACAGGCCGGCTCAAGCTTTCCATCGACCACTTGAGGCCCAAGGCAATTACAGGGCTGCTCTATCTTGACGGTCTTATCTGCTGATAGTGTCGCGCCACAAAACATTCCAGGCCCACCGGCTACTATTAACGCTGCAACTGTTGTCATAATTCCCCCTCAAATGAACGTCAATTATACCATATCGCCACAATTTAACTTGTAATTATGCGAGGTGTTGCCTTATAATTGTCCATGTAGGCGTTTGGTAGCGCTTTTGAGAGAAAGAGATTAAGGGTTAATATCTACAGGCGTTAGAGAGCAAGGTAAATACTACCAAGTGTTCTCTTTCTCCGCCCCAAGTCTCTAGGGTCTGTAGATATTGGCCCTTTTTTGTGCGTGTTGGAATGTAGTCCAGTGAATCGAAAGATCACAAGTCCCGCTTCTTAACGTGGCTCGCACAATCCCTTCTTAAGCCTTCCTGAGTCTGTATTGATGAGAGTAGAGGGCCCCTATACATGAAACGGGGCTGGACGGTAGCTCAGTTGGGAGAGCAGTACTGGACTCTGACAGGATAGGGAGTCATGACCTGATTCCTCATTTAGCCGGTATGTGTCGCAGGTTCGAGCCCTGCCCGCCCACTCTCTTCAATACAGATTCCCGCCTACCCAGAGTAATTATGTGGTGGTGTTGTAAAAAGTGATGGCCTGTAAGAATTCGGGTCTGGTAAGTCACACGGGTTCGACTCCCGATAGCAGCACCCCTTCATAATTACTCTGTCAGTTCACTAGATGCAGTAACGATCGACACTGACGAAAACGCGAACGAACCTGGTCAGGCACTCAAGACAGAAAATACGGAGTGGTAAATCGTGGCGATGCTGAACCTTGCATCCACGTCATATTTCGGGACCACTGCTTGTGGGAAAATCAAACGGGGAACCTAAGTACCATACGGTTCGGTAAGGCAGATAATGCCTACCCTACTTATGGGAAAGGGACATAGTTATGTCTAGAAGAAAAAAAAAGAAGTACAAAGCGGGCGGAAATGAGAAGTTACTTATTCAGCTCCAAGCTTTAACCGCGAAACCTTGTAGTGATCGAGAAATGGCTACTTCTCTTCTGAGGTGGTATCTATCCAATCAGTACTGGTCGCCTAAGCAAGTATCTCTGGTCAGGTCACTCGTCTACCGGAACAAGGATAAACCCCCTGAGAAGGCCTTAAAATACCACCTGTACGCTATTGGTGACGGGGAGTGCGTGAAACTGGGAGTTAGTACGAATATCGGTAATCGTCTCAACTCTATGCAAACAGGCCATCCAAAGAAATTGCGGGTGCTGTGGAAGTTTTATATTGGCCGCGAGCGTAAGCCAGCATATTCGGCAGAAAAAAAGCTGCACCGACTCTGTAAGAAGCATAAATTGCGCGGCGAGTGGTTCAAGGGTGAGTGTATGACGGTCGTTAATCAATTCAGCCTCAAGGAGAAAATGAACATGGTTAATGAGCAGGAATGTCACGACCTGGCTTTGCTGGAAAATTCACCTATTTAAATAACCCCTTGACCAATGTACAGCACTGTATTACTGTGTGTATACATTGCACTAACGGAGTAAATACAGCATGAGTACAACGCCTCGTAACATAAGGTTTGACGATGATTTGTACGGGAGGATGATGGCATTAACACGGCCCGATAATGGTTCGTTCCATATCCAGGAAGCGTGTCATCAATACTTAGAGCGGATGGATAAGCCGGTGGTTAAAGTTAAAGAGGTAGCGGCACCTGCTGATGACAGTGGTTATGATCTGTTTGATGGTACATGGGAGGCTTACGGCAAGAAGGGCAATAAGAAAACCAGCAGGACTAAATTCAATAGATTGAACAAAATGGATAGGCAGCTTTTGGTTGACAGTATTCCGGCCTATGTCGAATCAACCCCCGATAAGCAATACCGCAAGAACTTTGAAACATATATCAACCAAGAGTGCTGGAATGACGAGGTAATTACTGATGGCAACCAAAATCGATTTAACGGAAATTCAGGAGCAAATCAACAGTCGGCAGTTGACAGCGTCCGAGCAACCAACGCAGCGAACCGAGCAGCAAGAGCTAATAACCGAGGAGACTTGGCAGACTCTGGCGGACATTTACGGGAGCTCACTGGTGAAACAATACGGCAAGGTGATGCCCCAAGCATGGATAACGTTATTGACGGGGATTACTCTGAGACAAATTAAAAACGGGTTGAACAGTCTTGCGACAAGAGGGAGCTCATTTCCGCCCAATGGTAGCGAATTCAGAAATCTATGCTTAGGCATTACCGTTGATAAACACGGAAACGATACCACCCATAATCACAAAGGGTCATCACATATTGCATTTGATGACCCTAAGCACCCCGAATACGCCCACTACGGCAAAAAGAAGCTAGAGGATAGCGGTTATGTGTCAAAACGAAAGAAAGCCGGTAACGCGGCCCTCAGTGGCTTACACGACATGTTCCCAGAAGCCAAAACAGAAGATGACGAGTCCCTGGTGGATGTTGACGGATCGCTCGTGGTCAAAGGGGATGGTGATGAGTGATGAGCAGCCCAATCTTAATGACGTTGTTATGTGCAAGACGCCAACATTACCAACGGCCAAAAAGTACAGAGAAGTTCAGTTTTCAACTGTTAAAAAGAGAACAGGAAAAGAGAGTGTTCCGTTCCTTGGGCTGGATTCAGGGACTCATAAAGTTAAATTCTATAACGACAAGAAAGAGGCTTTATTAACTGTTAAAACATGGCTTAGCCCTTATGGCTGGGCTTGGAAGATTGTAAATACTTAGCATCTACGGCAGTGACAAGCCCAAAGATTACATTAAATCATGCATCAAGAAGGTGTCGGGAGAATAGTTATGAAGAGTAAATTAAACCTTGTGGGTAATGTTTCGTTTCCAGAGTTTACCGGTGAGCGTGTTTATCAGGCGCTGATTAAAAAAGATAGGCAGCTACCTGTTGAGCTACAGCGATGGCAGCAAACTGTTGATTCAATGCTGTCTGGTGTTGAGGTGGATGGGGCTATTTATTTAACCATCGACCAAGGCTATGTTGACGCCGGATGTACTCAGCGAAGAGAAGGCCCGCACATTGACGGCAATTGGTATCCATCAATAACAGCTCACGGTCAGCCAGGCCCCCCACATCACAGTTTTTACGTTGGTAGTCATGGCGGCGGTGGCCATAGATTAGATTTAGATACTGTTGGCGGATTAATTCTCGCTTGCGATCGTGATGGGGCCAAAGTTTACAAAGGTGAATTTTATGGGGTTGCGGGCGATGGAGGCGACTGTTCTCACATGGATTTATCCGGCGCTGAAATTGTAATTCTCAATTCTAATCAGGCGTACCTTGGAAATTTAACAATGATTCACGAGGCGATGCCAGCACAACAAAGCGGGCCAAGAACTCTTGTCCGATTAAATATGCCAGAGCTAGCCGCCTAGTATTCATGTGTCTGGTGAGTGAAAACAAATAGCGGAGAGAATTATGAGTGATGAGATTTGGAACAAAAAGCGTGAAATGCTAGAAAACGAACTGAAGGATGACGCGCTAGACCTATTTTCACATATGGGCGGCGCTGGAGCCTGCAAGATTCCTATTCCGAACACCAGCCCGCAGGTATTTATTGTTGTTGGCGATGAGCGCGCAATTAAATCATTGTCAGGAAATGAGCATTCCGATACTGCCGGCGGCGTCAATCCTAAAGCGGCCATTATCAGAAAGGCTATTAATCGATATTGTGACGAGGTTCGAGACCCGCGAAAGGGCTACATGATTACAAATGCAGCCGATATGATGGAGTGGCTTCTGGAGTATGGCGGAATAACAGACTTCGACACCTAACAACCCCTAAATAGATAAGGAGTAAGCGGTAATGAATCGACAAGAACACCTGTTAACGATACTGGGCGAAGAGTGCTCAGAGCTACACCAAGAGCTGTGCAAGGCTTTACGCTTTGGTGTTGATGAGCAGCGAGACTTACCTACTTCAAACGCTGAGCGCATATTCAAAGAGTTTAACGACCTGTTGGCCATGGTTGATATGGTGAATGCCTCAGTTGTCGGCAGCAGCAGCCGTTACACCGAAAAAGGCATTATGTATCGAGCCGATGACCTGATTGAAAAAAAGAAAGCCAAGGTGGAAAAGTATCTGCTTTATTCCGCTGAATGTGGAACGCTTAATTAACCCACCCCATAACCAATAGGGAGAACGAAATGGGACTACCGTCAGATATATGGTTCCACTTATGGCCAAACCCGCTAGCCAAAGCGATTGCAGAAATATATGGCCGGAGGATGTCGCCAATCTATACCAATTATCACTACGATACATTTTAAATAGCTATACGCTGGAGAAGAGAGATGCTGAAAAGTTTTAATTTAGAAAATGACGTTGATGTACAGCAATTTATAAAAGAGCTGCGCGGATATATGGCTGTAAGCCTACATCACGGAACAGATACCGAGGGCCGTACACGCTGCCTAGACTCCCTGAATGAGATTTGTGGGTGCGGATATTCGGTGTCGATTGATACGGAGCCATTCGAGCCGCCAACTGTGGGCAATGAGGTAGTTTAACCCCTAATAGCGCACCACCGATTAATGCAGTATAATTGGCCAATCACATAACCGAAGCCAATGCGGTGTTAATATTAGAGCGCGATGAAGTTTTATCAAGAAAAGAGCTTAAATACCCATACGATCCGAGGCGGGTTGATTTTCAGGGTGGTAGCAGTATCACTGATAATCGGTTTTGCGATGATGACGGCGTTTGGTGGTATGCTGTTACAGAGCGATGTGTCCCCCACAAGCTCAGAATACCCACAGGCCGCACCATTAAAACAGAGGATTAACTAAATGGTTCAACCAATCATACCGTTTAGCAGCAGCGACGCGAGCATAGTCTTCAAGACCGACCTCAAATCACTCACAAGCGTTACAGACCCAGACCTTAACGGCATTGCTGTTCCTGGTGTAGCGGGTACGGGCGCACCCACAGACGGCGTATTCCCCACCTTTGATGGATCGCTGGGCATGCTGGCTGTAACAGCTGGCGTCCGGTTTGATGGTGCTATCCTCGGCCATGATGCGCAAGGGGTTGTAGGACCGCTCGATACTGAGGGGCAAATGTCATGGACCGTCACCCGGCAAGGGGCGGTAAAGCGTGACAACGGCGGATCAGTAAGCGGGTCAGATGGCGTTGAACGATCAGCAACATCAAATATGTACGCCTTTGGTGCCGATCAATTTAATTCAATAGTGGGCCAAGGCTTCCACTCAAACATTGAAGACGTAAAATGCTTCATTGATGGCGGGTCAAACATTACCGCAATGATCACCTCGCTGAACAAGCTTGGTGACTTAGTGTTCACTATCAGCTGGACGGCCACTACAGAGCGCTTATTTGTCGGCGTTGAGGGTGATCTTGATGCCAGCGGCAACCAGGTTAGCCGCTTTCTTGACTCCAATGCCCGCACATCTACCGGGTCAAATATGTTCTTTGCGCTCGCTATGGGCTGTAATCTAGGTGGCGTTAGCTTATTCAGCGCAGGCGAGACACTTTATATTCGTGACCTTGTTATTTCCAGCGCTCCCGTATTATTGAATACCTCCCCCTATGCCACGGCAACCATCAACGGTGATTCATTTGCGAACCTTGATGGACTTGGTGCGAGTGCGCCCAGATATGACGGTACGGTAGCCAACGGATTAACCCGGGCATTTATTAACGCAGGCTTCGAACCACCCACTATCACCAATTCGGGGCTAAGCGGCGGTACAATATGTGATACCGGTGCCAATGATTTATCGCCTCTGTTTGGCGGATGGAACGCGGCGGCGGGTGAGTTAGCTTTTTTCATGATGTCTAACAACGACTCAACGGTACTGGATACCAATGATGTCACTGACCCAACAACCGGAACGGACGCCAACGGAAAGGCGCTACTTGATTTGCTGGACGCTAATGCCGGCGTTAAGAAAGTGGTTATTCTGAATACAGGCTCTTTGCTGCAAGACACGATACTGGATACGCCAACCAACGTAAGCCGAAGGGACGACATTGTTAACCCCATTGTGAATGCCTGGGAGAGCTACAGCGCTAAGGTCTCAGTTATTAACGCTATAACCATTCTTAACGATGTGGCGGGCAATCAGAACTATCAAGGCTATTGGGATAATTTAGGCAATCTCGGAACCGGCGGATCAGTTAACCCCGGCACTATGGAAAATCGGCACTTATCTGGCAATGCAGGCGACTTTATTGGTGATGCCATTTACGCAGCAATTTTTGCGGTTTCAGGCTCACCCATACTGACTACGCCTTATAGTATTAGAAGCCCAGAGCAATACGGCCCTCAATCGACGTTCTACCAAAACTATTCAAGAACAACGGGTAATATCACGAGCTATGATTTCTCTAATGAATTCAAAGCCCCTTTTGCTATCGGTGATTTAATGTGGGCGCGGTTAAGCGATGGATGGGCTACGCTTAGATTTATCAGCACAACGAATGTCGAGGTTTTATAATGCCTATCCCAAATAGAGAAACAATAAAGACAATAACCAGCCCTGACTGGCTTGGTGCCACAAGGCGCGTATATAGCAATTATCTTGCCAGCTCCACAGATGTAATAGCAGCGGATTTCTTTGAGGATGATTCGTTTAATTTTGCCGCCAGGGACTTAATGTGGGCAAGGCTGAGCGATGGATACTTTACTTTCAGGTTTATTAACACCACAACAGTAGAGGTTGCAACAGACTAATGGCGCATAAAGACGGACCGAAACGAGGCGAGAGAGCGGCTACTAACCATAAAAAGAATAAGAAAAAGCGCATGAAGAAGTCAAAGCCAAGAAAAAGTTATTAATGGATATTCCCGAAGAGGTCGAAGTATTCGTTGATTTACTGGCCGATGCCATCATGGAGCGGATAGCCGACTTAATGGATAACCGGGTATGTGAGGAATGCCCCATAAGGTTAGTAAACGCTAACGATAAAGTGTGATAAAATATCCTTAAATCTATCCATTAGGCTATTTATGAAGACTAACCCCGATGAAAGAAAGCGCGGAAAGGCTTTTAAGACTCTATTACTGGAGTCAATCAAAGAAGGGTCGCTACTGGGTGTTAGCCATAACGACACAAAGGAGAAGGTAGAGCAGGCATACGTTAACCACATAGCCGCAAGAGCCTTTGATGCCAAAGACCCACAAAGCGCTACACTCCTAAAAGAATTACTCAGCAAGTCCTATCCAGGGCTTAAGTCTACAATGCCCAATATTGAGTTCGACCTACCCAAAGACTCCACCCCCATCCAAAAGGCTAATGCGATACTAGAAGCGGTATCATCCGGTGTTATCGCTCCTGATGTGGGTGCGCTATTAATCCAGGCGGCTAAGTACACGATAGACATTGAGATGGGTACCGAGATGAAGGATAGAATCGAGAAGATTGAGGAATCATTGGGTATCCATGCCTAGCCTAGCTAAACGACTGGATTACCTTGAGCCTTTAGTGCAGGCCAGCACAGGCAAGCTTGAGAAGTCTGTTTATGGCGTAGTGGATAGGGTTGATAAAGTAGGTGATGAGCTAATACCTCACTTCATTAGGCGATGGAAGGGGACTATAGGCGATATGGAGCCGACCATTGAAGAGCCAACCATATTCCTGATTGAAAAGCTTGAGCCTATGATACTCAAGCACAAGAAGCACAAAGGCATGTTTGGGGGCAGGGCCGGTACTAAGTCACGATTCGCACAAGATGTAATGGCCGGTGATATTAATAGCTGCGGGTCAAAGGTGTATGTTCTCCGAGAGAGAATGAAATCATTGAAGGAGTCGATTTATGCCGGTATCAACAAATCGATCAAGGACTTAAACTTAGCCGGCTTCTTGCCAGTACCCTCACACTGGGAGATCAGGCATAGGACCGGGGGAGTATTCACGTTCGGCGGCATGTCTAATATTATCGACATGAAGGGGTCGAGTAATTACAAATATTTCCTGATGGAAGAGGCCGCGCGAACCAAGCAAGTCACTATTGATACGCTTGGCCCCACATTAAGAGATACGCCAGGGGCAGAATTATGGTGGATATGGAACAACGAAAGCTCCACCGATGCCATGAGTCAAGAATTTATAGTCCCTTATCAAGCCCAATTAGATAGGGATGGGTATTATGAGGATGATTACCATTTAATCATTAAGGTGGGTTATCAGGACAATCCCTGGTTTATACACGATGAATCACTATTCTCTGAGTTTACCAAAGACAAAGAAAAGGCTGCTGATGGGCGTATGAGCAAAGCTAGATTCAATCACATATGGGAAGGGGCGTTTAATGATGATATTGAAACGTCCGTTATTACCGGCGAGTGGTTCGATGCCTGCATTGATGCCCATAAGAAGCTGGGCTTTGGTGTTGATGAGAGTGGCAAGACGGCACCAGTAGGGGCGAAGGTCGCGGCATTAGATCCTTCTGATGTCGGCAAGGATGCTGATGGGTACTGTGAAAGGCAGGGCGTTATATTTACCTACTTCGAAGAGATTGAGGCTCCCAATGCTAACCGGGCTTTCGATATAGCCAGCAGGAAGTGCAAGGAGTTCGGCGCTAATGCCTTCGGTTATGACGGTGACGGTATGGGTGCGCTGTTAAGGGATCAGGCCGAAGCTAACTTCAAGGGTTATAACACTCAGGTCTTTATGTATAAGGGCTCCACCTCAGTACATGAGCCTAAAGCGCTGTTCAAGGCTGACAATACCAATGTCAACATGAAGGAAGAGCGCCGGAATGAGGATGTATTCTCAAACAAGAAAGCACAGAATATTATTGGCTTTGCTGAGCGGGTGTATAAGACCTATGAGGCGGTGGTTTTAAAGAAGTATCATGACCCTGATGACCTGATTAGCTTCTGTTCTGAGGGCATACCCTCCCCTATGCTCCAGAAGCTCAAGGCTGAGGCGTGTAAGCTACCGTTAAAGCCTGCTGATACGATTAAGTTCTATACTAAAGATGAGCTGAGAAAGGGCGTAGTGATGCCTGATGGGCATAGAGTCGTTATACCCTCCCCTAACCTATTTGATAGCGCGGTGGTATCCTTGGATAAAGCAAGTATAATCTACAACAATGACGATTTTGAAGACATTGATTTCGAGTCAATATTTTAGGGTTTGCTGATGGCATACGACAAGAAGAAGCGAAATTCCAAAAAATCCAACGATGATGATGATGTTTGGAAAAATTGGCAGCAAGAACTAAAGGACTATCAAGAGTCTGATAGGGATCAGCGTGAGCAGGCGAGAGAGTCTGACCGCTTCTTGCTTGAGAAGGATGGCCAGTGGGAGGATGACATAGCCAGGGCCTTAGATTCCCAGCAGCGCCCCCGGTATACGTTTGATAAGGTCACTCCCGTCATTGAATCGATGATGGCTGATATTGAAGACATGGATTTCGGTGGCAATGTTAAACCTCAAGATGGATCAGCAACCAAAGAGACCGCCTTAACCCTTGATGGCATGTTGAGGGCTATACAAAACCTATCCAATACTGAGTATTTATACCGACAGGGTGCTAGACGCCTGATTCGTAGGGGCTTTGATGCGTGGATTGTTCGGGCTAAGTACCTTGACGAGTGGTCATTTGAGCAAGATTTAGTGGTTGAGGCTATTCCCAACGCTGTGAACCGGGTGTGGGTGGCTAATACGTCATCAGAGCCGGATAGTTCAGATAGTGAGGTGGCTTATGTGCTGACCTCTTTATCACCTGATTCCTATAAGGAACAATGGCCCAAAGGTTCGGGCATTTCTGTCGATGACAATATCCCCAATGATTACGAGGATGACTATCAGCCGGAAGTGATTACGATTGCTGAGCGTTACTACCAGAAAGAATCCCCTATTGAAGTTGCCCAGCTAACTAACGGTGATGTGGTTGAGCTGGATGACAAGTGGAAGGCCATCAAGGATGAGAAAGCAGCCGAAGGTATCCACATTGCTAAGCGCGATGGCAAGGAGAGAATCAAGACGGTTAAAGGCTTTCGCTGGTATCACCGCACCTTTGATGGTGGTGGCATGCTGACTGACGAACTGGTTACGGTATTTCGTAGCAACCCGGTTGTTACTGTCTACGGCAATTATGAAATTACTGGCCATAGCTCAAAGGTCACTTACTCCGGCATTACTTTGAAGGAGATGGACGCTCAGCGGGTCCACAACTACGCGAAGTCCAGAGAGATTGAAGAGGGCGCACTATCCCCACGGCCTAAATACTGGATGACCAAGAAGCAGGCCAAAGGTCACATCAAGCAATTAGCTCGAATGAACACCAGTGCTGATCCGGTACAGTTCTTTAATCCTGATGACGCGGTGCCTGGATACCCACAACAAAGCGGGGCGGCACAGATCAATCCTAACTTAGCTAATCTGGGTAATCAGATGGCTAATGACATTAAGGAGCAGGCGGGTGTATTTGATGCCATGCAAGGCCAGTTCGCAGGCAGACAGTCAGAAGATTCAATCCGTATGCAGATTGACCGGGGAACCGCATCTACTCGTAAATGGGTGAATGCTTTAGTCTTTGGCATCCAAAGAACGTGTGACCTATTGCTTCAAGCTATTCCAGAGGTATACGACACTAAGCGCCAATTTAATATCGTAGGTATCGATGGCACAGAAAGCATGGCCATTCTGAACGATGAGACGCTTGACCAGAAAACGCAGAAGATGGTTAAGCTGAATAACCTGAATGAAGGCAAATACAAGGTGACGGTTGATGCCGGCCCTGCATTTACTAACAGGATGGAGGCTGGATTGGCTGCACTAGTTGAGTACGCAGCGCTTGACCCCTCTATTATCCAGCAGGGCGGAGACATTATGCTTAAGGCTATCGATGCACCCTTGGTCGATCAGATTGCCGAGCGTAAGCGTAAGCAGATGCTAGAGGCTGGCCTGATTCCTGTTGAGCAGATGACCGATGAGGAAAAGGCGCAAGTCGAGAAGATGGCTAATGAGCCTAAGCCACCTGATGCGAACATGGTATTTGCACAGGCAGAAGATAAGAAGTCACAGGCTGAATTAACCAAGGCTCAGAATGATACGATCAGGCTTAACCTGGAAGTGGCCAAGATCGAGCAGTCAGGGCAGAAGCTGACTATTGAAGAGGCTGAGGCAGTCGCAGGTATTCGCAATAAGAACGCTAACACCTTGAAGACTATGGCTGAAACAAGGCAGACAGACGGCGAGACGGCAAGTAATCAGATAGCTACACTTCAAAGCTTGTCGCCTAATGTCACACCTCAATAATAAAGCGCCACCCACAATAATGATAATAGCGGGTGGCCATAATAATCAGTAACTGCCAAGCATGTACTTATAGGCTTTGATGGCCGTCTTGCACGCCCAGTACAGGGCGGCACAGCATGCAGCGACAACCAATACATCAGGGCCGAGAATTAAAATGATAAGGATTAGTAGCGGCTGACTTATTAGATCATTGTCCATTATATGGAGACCCCTTTGCCGGCACTCTCTCAAATGGCGCGTCATCATCTGGATTCCACACTATAGCAAACACCCCCTTACGATACCGGCTGTGCTCAATAACCGCAGCGCCATCCTCCTTAGCGGCTTCGAATACATCTGAGGGTAGTTTGTTGAGGTGAGTGGCTGTGAATGTTTTCATTAGCATATAGCCCATTTGTTTAGTGATAGTTCAGTCATGACTCTTTGGTGCTCCCATCTGGCGGTAGCCTCTTCGGACTGCATCTTGGCCCGCCAGTCCATTACGCGATTCATTATGGCTCTATTATTACGCTCATTGATCCTAGCCTTGATGCGCTCAGGTTCTTCCTTGTCTCGCCTCATGATTCATTCTCTATGATGTGATCGAGCTTTGATTTAGTGCTTCCGAATATCATTTGCCACTATCCGCCAATAGCTTCCGCATAATGTCGTGCTCATCCTTTGAGAATTTATGTAAGGCTTCGGCCATTCTTGTTTCGTCGCTTTTCTTATGGTCATCCCAAAAGGCTAGCAATCCGATCCGGCCGCTTCTACTGGCCTCTTCGATTACTTCATAAGCAATGCCCCTTCGCTCCAGGGCGCTAAATATTGCGCAGACGCCAGCTTCTAGCTGTAGAGATCTATCCCTTAGACTTTTAATTTCATCTATGT